CCAGTCTATTCGAAGAATGGATTTATTAATACAGGTCCTGGCAATACAATAAGTTTAACTGCTGACACAACTTTAACAGTTGCTACGCATGCAGGAAGACTTTTACTTACAAACGACGCGGACGGTAAATTTACATTACCTACAATTAATGTAAATTCAAACAGCGCTGTAGCCGGTGATACTGACTACAACAATTTGAATAACATTGGCGCAACTTTCCATTTCTATGTGGCAACAGCTGCAACGGATATGGACATCTTAACTGATGGAACTGATAAGTTCGTTGGAGCAATTCTGTTGGCTGTGGATGATGGTGCGAAAAAAGCTTTCATACCAGGAGGCTCGGACGACGTGATCACTATGGCGGGTAGCGTCACAGGTGGTCTTGTAGGAAGTGTTGTTTCTATTACAGCAATTGCTGACGATGAGTATTTGGTACATGATTCTTTAGTACTGGCAACAGGAACTATAGAAACACCATTTGCTACTTCGTAATAAATAAATAATGTGAGCTCCTTCGGGAGCTCACGACTAAGGAGAAAATATGAGTACATATCCAGTAGATATAAAATCTACAAACCTTACGTCTACAGGTACTATTTTTGCAGGACCTTGTAGAATTCTTGGAGTCTATTATGACGCGACTGCAGGAGCTGGTACGATTGAAATTTTAGATAATGCGACAAGTCTGTGTACGTTAAATACACCAGATGGGTCAAGTTCACCGCATGCGGAATATCTTCAATTTCCAGGCACAGGTTTGAGATGTTTAACCAGTGGAAAAGCAACTTTAACTACTATAAATAAAGTTACATTCTTTTACGGTTAGGGGAGGTAGTATATGGCTATTGCTACTACAAACACCTTTGAAAAGACGTTTGCTATTGATGAAGTTATTGAAGACGCATACGAACGTATTGGTCTGCAAGCGACTTCGGGCTATCAATTAAAAACAGCAAAACGATCTTTAAACATTCTTTTTCAAGAATGGGGTAATAGAGGTTTACACTATTGGGAAGTAGCCAATTCTAGTTTTACCTTGGTTACAGATCAAAATGAATATATTATTTATAGATCTACAGGAGATGGTACTTCTGATGCAACAGCTATCTATGGGGCAGCAGATATATTAGAAGCCTCTTATAGAAATGCATCTAGTGTAGATGCACCGCTCACTAAAATTGATCGATCTACTTACCAAGCTTTATCTAATAAAACAGCAACGGGAACTCCTTCTCAGTATTGGGTACAGAGATTTATTGATCGAGTAACCATGACCATTTATTTGACTCCGAGTTCAACTCAGAATGGTCACACTATAAATTATAATTATATTAAAAGAATTAAAGATGTGGGAGCTTTTACTAACGTAGGAGATGTTCCTTATCGTTTTGTTCCGTGTATGGTAGCAGGGCTATCTTTTTATTTAAGTCAAAAATATAATCCTGAATTATCACAACAAATGAAACTTTATTATGAAGATGAATTACAAAGAGCCTTAGCAGAAGATGGTTCACCATCGAGTACTTATATAACTCCTAAAACTTATTATCCGAGCGTCTAATGGCTAAATTTGCAAGAGGACAATACGCATTATCAATTTCAGATCGATCCGGTCAGGCTTTTCCTTATTTAGAAATGGTGAGAGAATGGACTGGAGCCTGGGTACATATTTCAGAATATGAACCAAAATCTCCATTGATTCAGCCTAAGCCCGTAGGAGCGGATCCTCAAGCAGTACAAAGAGCGCGCCCTGCAAGAACTGAATTTTATACACCTACAATTTTACCTAATAATCCTTTATCCACAGCAGGTTCTACTACCGTTACGGTTAATGACCCGAACCATGGTCGATCAACTGGGGATGCAGTGAGATTTAGAAGTGTTGTTTCTTATGTAGGAGGAGTTTCTCCAATTATTTTTATGTTAGAAACCACTCTTGCTTCTGATCTTACTGATTCGGCTACGACTTTAACTTTATCAGATGCATCTGCTTTTCCAACCTCAGGTTATATTGTAGTTAATCCAGGAGCTAACGATAGTGAAACTATTAAATATACAGGTAAATCAAGTAATGATTTAACGGGTTTAACTAGAGGTTCATCCGCTCCGACTTATAATTTAACTCCTCTTACTACAACGGCATCGGCGCATAGTTCCGGTGTTCAAGTCAGAGGATCTTATTCAATTACTAAAGTGGATGCAGATAGCTACACCTTTACATTGGCTTCTGCAGCTAGTACAACTGAAACAGGAGGAGGCTTCCCGATCTTTGCAGGTCCGGTTAACGCTAGAGCATAATGGCAGGATTTACTTACGCAACATTAACCACAGCAATTGGAAGTTATACTGAAGTAGGAACCAACGTTCTTACTGCTACTATTACTAATCAATTTATTGAAGCTGCAGAATATAGAATAATGAGAGATTGCCCTATTGATGCAGATCGAAAAGCTCAAACTGGAAATTTAGTTGCAGCGCAATCGACTATTAATGCTCCTGCAGGATGCTTATTTGTAAGAGGAATGCAGGTTTATACATCTACGTCGGTCACGACAGGCACAAATACCTGGTTAGAAAAAAAAGATAGGACTTATTTACAGGAATATATTCCTGCTGAGACAGATACCGGAGCCCCTAAATATTATGCTATGTTTGGAGGAGCTACGGGAACTACGGATACGACTTCAGGACGTATGATGGTTGCCCCTGTTCCAGATGCAAATTATGCTTTTAAAGTTCATTTTAATGCTAAACCTACGGGTTTAAGCTCGGGTAATACTACTACCTATCTTAGTCAATATTTTCCAGCAGGCCTTTTATATGCTTGCCTAATAGAGGCCTATGGCTTTTTAAAAGGTCCAATGGACATGTTGACACTATATGAAAATAGGTATAAACAGGAATTAGAGAAATTTGCTGCGGAGCAAATTGGAAGACGGAGACGAGATGATTATACGGATGGAACAATTCGGATACCCATTCAGTCACCAAATCCGTAAACTAGGAGATAAATATGGCAATAACATCAGCAGTTTGTAACAGTTTTAAACAAGAAATTTTAGAAGCTGAACATAATTTCACTGCTTCTTCAGGCAATACTTTTAACTTGGCACTCTATGACAGTGATGCAACTTTAAATAAATCTACAACTGTTTACACAACTTCAGAAGAACTCGCGACTACTGGCGGCTATACAGCTAAAGGAAACGCTCTAACAAGTGTAACTCCTGTGTTGGATAGTGATACAGCGGTTTGTGATTTTGCAAATACAAGCTGGACTTCAGCTTCGTTCACAGCACGAGGTTGTTTAATTTTTAATGATTCGCACGCGAGTGACGCTGCAGTTTGCGCCATTGATTTTGGTGGAGACAAAACCGTTACAAGTGGAACTTTCACAGTAGAATTTCCAGCAGCGGCAGCATCAACAGCAATCATACAAATAGCATAAGGAGTCCTTCCTTATGGCAGACGTATCATCAGGATGGGGGCGGTTAACCTGGGGACAGGCGGACTGGAACGATTCCACAGTTTATGCAACAGGATGGGGAGCTAAATCTTGGAATGATGGTGAATGGGGAGATCTTTCTGATCAAACCGTTACTCTTACAGGCGTATCAGCAACAACTGCTGTAGGAACCGTTGACGCTTTCGTTCAACCTGGTTGGGGTACTCTTGAATGGGGATATAATGGCTGGGGATCTGTTGACGAAGCAGTCGTTAGACCTAGTGGAGTTTCAGCAACTACAAGTGTAGGAGCAATTACACCTGCAGATGTCATGGGACTTACAGGAGTCTCTGCAACAACTTCTATAGGAGCACCAACAATAGTTGGAGATGTAACAGTTTCTTTAACAGGAGTTTCAGCAACTACTGCCGATGGTTCATTAAATGTAGAAATTGGAGTTCCTTTAACAGGAGTTTCAGCAACAAGTGCTGTTGGCACTCCAACTGCAAGATCCTACAATACAACAATATTAACTGGAGTTTCTGCTACTACGGCTCAGAATGGTGCCGGTATAACGATTACTTCAAATCCTACAGTGGCTCCGACAGGAGTTTCAGCAACAACTTCGATAGGTTCAGTTGTCACTGTTATAGGAGTTCCTTTAACTGGAGTTTCAGCAACTACTAGCACGGGTTCCCTTACTATTTCGACTTATACGACCGTAGAATTAACCGGAGTTTCAGCGACCATTTCTTTAGGAAATCTTGGAATTCAGCATTATCAAGATGTTGACACAGGATCCAATACATCGTATACAGATGTTGCAACAGGATCGAATACCAGTTATAGTGAAGCAGCTTAAGGAGATTTATGGCATCAACATATAATAGTTTAGGTTATCAAAAAATGGCTACTGGCGAAAACGCTGGTACATGGGGAACTAAAACTAATACAACTTTAGACGAAATCAAAGAAACTTTTGGTTATACTTCTATCGCAATGACAGCGGATAGAACTTTAACTATACCCGATGGCTCAACAGGGACTTACGATGGAAGAGCTTTTATTATAGAATTAACAGGAACTCTTGGAGGAACAAGAGTTTTAGATATTGCAGCGACTGCTGGAGATCCTGCAGCTAATATTGAAAAACCTTTTATCGTTTTTGATAATACCACTCACTCAGGAGATACATTAACTTTTAAAGTTACAGGCCAAACAGGTTTTGCTCTTACAGAAGGGTCTACTTATTTATGTTATCATAATGGAACAGATATTATTAATACTGGCGTAGGAGCTTCGACTTCTCCTGGTGGTTCCACTACACAAGTTCAATATAATAATTCAGGAGCGTTTGGCGGAGATGCAGATTTAATCTGGACCGCTGGAACTGGATTAACAATTAACTCTCAGAAAGAATTACGATTGGCGGATACAGATGATGATAAATATATAGGATTTAAATCGCATACTGCAGTAGGTACGTCTTATACTTTGACATGGCCACAAAATGCAGCTGCGGTTAATGACTATATATTAACAAGTCAAACGGATGGAACTCTTGCATGGGTAGCAAACTCAGGCGGAACATCATGGCAAGCTGTTATTACAGCTGATCCAACTGCAGTAGCAGGAGAAGGATATTTTTGTAATACAACTTCAGCGGGCTTTACCGTTACTCTTCCAGCAGGGACAATAGGAGATGAAGTTTCCATTGTTGATTATGCAGGAACGTTTGACACAAATAATCTAACTGTCGCCCCCAATGGTTCAGAAAAAATTAATGGTGTAGCTGCTAGTTTAACGTGTGCCGTTGAACGTGCCGCTTTCACATTAGTCTTTACAGATACTACACAAGGGTGGCTATTGAAGGATAAATAATCTTCATGGCAACCTATAAAGGCATTCAAGGCTATTCAGTTCAAAAATTATCAGATGATCCTACGGCGAGTGAAGCTGTTGGACAACTTTGGTATAATTCAGGTTCAGGAAAATTTAAAACATCAGTCGGAGGCGCAGGAGCCTGGGCTAGTGCCCCCTCTTTACCTGCAGGTATTGCTCAACAAGCTTGTATAGGTATAGCAACAGCAGCATTAAGTGCTTTCGGAGATTTAGATACTCCTGTTACTGCTAATGCTAATGCATATGATGGAACCTCATGGACCGCTGTTACTGCAGGAACTACAGCTCGAAGAAATTTAGGTGCAGCGGGAATTCAAACGGCAGGACTTGCTATTGCAGGGACTTCTCCTCCAGGTAATAATGCACAAACAGAAGAATATAATGGAAGTAGCTGGTCAGAAACAGGAGATATTCCAAGTGCAAGACAAGGACTTGGAGGCGCAGGAACGACAACAGCAGCAATAGCCTTCGGTGGAGGAATTGGAGCTGGAGTAGCTACATCTGATACTTTTAATGGTGTAAGCTGGACAGCTTCTCCTTCTTTAAATCAAGCCAGAGATAACGTAGGTGGCGGAGGCACAAGTGCAACCGATGCAATGTGCGCTGGTGGAAATACTACTACTTATACAGAAAAATATAATGGAACTTCTTGGACAGAAGTTGGGACTTTAAATGCGAGCAGAAATGAAGCAGGAGTAAGCATGCAAGGAACAAGCACTGCTTTTTTAACTTTTGGTGATAGTCAGGCTCCTGAAGCAGCTCTCAATGAAGAATTTAATGGTACATCTTGGACAGAATTAGCTGATTTAGCAACAGCAAGAACAGGAACTAGGGGTTGTGGAACTGCATCCGCTGCTTTATGTATAGGTGGAATTTCTCCTCCTACTACTCATGCTAGTATAGTTGAAGAATGGTCTGATCCGGTTTATACAGTAAAAACCGTGACAGTAAGTTAATAATGAGGTATAACAAATTTTAATAACAAGGAGGAAACTATGGCAAACACATATTGTACAGCGACTAACACAGGGAAAGGATTCTTTACGCATCAAGATCGTCATGATTTTTTTCTGGCTGGTTTTGCTGGCGATGTCTGGGTTGTAGGCAATAATCCTGCAGGTGTATCCTGGATCAACAGAGTGAATGGCACTGGTAAAACAAAACCAGAAGCACAAGCGATTGTTGATGCTAAGGTTGAAGAAAGTAAAGTCTTCTACGATGCACAAGATGCACATTATAAAGCTACCCACTCAGAACCCGTACTATTTACACTACCGTAGGAAATAACTATGGCTGAATATAAAGGAATTAAAGGTTTTAAAACTCAGAGCCTAGCTGCTGATCCTACCCTTGTGGAAGGACAGCTTTGGTATAATACCACAACAGATGCATTAAAATTTGGAGCTAATGTAGGAGCATGGTCTGCCGGTAATGATATGAACATCGGCAAAATGGAAAGTTTTGGAACAGGACCTGCAACTGCTGCAATGGCTTGTAATGGAACCCCTACTGGCGCGGATGGAGCTGAAATTTATAAAACTGAAGAATATAATGGAACTGTTTGGGCAGAAGAAACAACTATAGGCACTACAGCTCAAGGACGAAGAGGC